TGTGTTCTCGTTCAAGTACAGCGAGGGGCAGTACCACCCCGGTCAACAATGGAAAGAGAAGGACTACCTGTTGGCTGTCCTCTCTGTCATGAAGTCTGCCGAGTGAACACAGACCAAGGAAGGTAGTTATGCGGTGGGTCAAACCTGAGGGTGAGAAACTCACCCATGCACAGTTGAGAAGACGAGCAGAGACTTACCGGCGTCTTGCGGCGTCTCTGTTTTCATGGCAAGAAAGTGATGAGTTCTCCGAACGGTTGGAATCTCGGTTCGCCAACCTTGCCGTGCAGTACCAAGAACGGGCTGACAGGTTTCTCGTAGTTCAGCCCCCACTCGCTCGACCAATACGGTTGTGAAGCATGACTAAGCGTGTCGCTATTATCCTCATTGCACTTCTTATGATAGCCGGATTCTTCATCGGCGTTGCTACTTACCGTCCTGCTGTAACGATGGTCGAGGTTCACATTGGGTGGGAGGCGTACAACGAAAAGACCTGTTCTGCTTCTGTAAAAAAGATGTGCGTAGTCTCCTTGAGTCTCATCGCTTTTCAACAGCAGGACGGCTCTGCCATCATGGTCGCGAATCACATCGACCCAAGTGCGACTGGTTACACTGTTCTTCTCCCGGAGGGCACCTACGACGTTTGGGTAGTTGCAGCCGGGTATGACAGTCAGGGCGCTTTCTCAACGTCCAACCCTGCCAAGATAACGATAATGACCGACACTCCTCAGCAACCGTCAACCCCCGATGAAACAGAACCAGAACCAGCGGCTGAAAAATTCAATACGAGGACGATATGAAAATCACCTTCAACCCCATCCCCTTTATTGGCGCTTTGATGGCGTGGCACTGGTACGGCTGGCATCTGTTCGTCGTCTGCATGTTGCTCACTAGTGGCCTGACGTTCGCTTGGAATGATTTCAACTGGTTGCCTCGATTCCCTCGTTGGGGTTGGCGAATGTGGGCGGAAAAACGGGATGTCTCAGTCGCCCGACCGGGTGACTCAATCGGTCAACGATTGAAATAAGTTTCTGAAAAACTAGCCAAAACTCTCGTATCCCCGGTATACTGTAGGTATGAGAGAACTCAAGATTACCTCATCGCGCATTGAAGTCTCATCCAACAACCTGAATGAGACGGGCTACACCGTTCGGCATCTTGTACGCGGCATCCTTCCCGGTTGCCGCAAGGTTGCCATCTTGCACGTCTCCCCCTCCACCGGCTCCATTTGGGTCACCAATCTCTACAGCCACAACGGCGAGGCTCACATTCGCCCTGACCACTGGGCGGAACTCATCAAAGCTACGCCGGTCGTCTCTGACAAGCTGGACAGTTTCAAGGTTGAACTGACCCCGGAGATTATCGCCGACGCCTATCGGGATGTCATGAATATCACCGTTTGCCCCGCTGTCACCAGCCGCAAGAACGTTCATCCCAACTTCGACCCTACCTTCGACCCAATGGTTATTGACCCGGCCATCATGGGGGTGCCATCATGCAGATAGTTCCCGGAACTAAGCTGTCCAAACTGTGCCTCGAAATCTCGTGGGATAGACCCAATAGCGGCGTCCTCTGCATCAATCCCCTCGGTCACGAAGGCAGTCATTGCAGCGACAGGGAGTCTTTTGGTGGGGGCAAGGGCGACCAGAACCTGCATGACACGCCGGAGTTGATTCCGCACTTCCTGTACCTGCTTGGCAACTGCGTGGACGACATCACACCCAAGCATGAACTGTCCAAGATGCGTAGCAACGAACTGGTGGCTTACCTGGAACATCATCCAGATGGACAAGAGGATGATAGGGGGTGGTCCGGGGCTGCTGGAGCCCTACGTGGACGCCATCCTCACCGAACCGGGGGCGCTCCCGGTATACTAGTGGTGTGGAGGAAACACCCAATGTTGAACGAGACCAGAGCCCGTCGCATCGCCAACAACCTGTTAGCCGCTCTGCCGATTTATCACCCGTTCATTCCGACCTCCGACATCGACAACATCCTTGAGAAGGCCGGTCTCCGTCCGTTGGAGCCGGGTATCTACTGCGGCAGTGATGGTCGCAGCCACGAGCAGGTCGGCGAGAAGTCTTGGCTGACTATGACTTGGCACCGGATGGAGAACACCAACGTCTACGAAATCGTCTGCTACGTCAGCTAACCGAAAGGATTGACCCATGCCCTCGACCAATGTGCAAGCCGCGATGAACGCCCTGCGAGTTCTCAACCTCGATGAACTCAACGAGATTCTGCCCTTCTACAAGAACCTGCTTTCGCTGAACCGCAAGATTGAAGCCTCGACCGCCGTCATGGACTTTGCTCCCGGCGACGAAGTGGTTCTCCACAACATCCGCCCCAAGCACATGAACGGCTCCAAGGGCACGGTCGTCTCCGTCAAGCAAACCCGCGTCGTGGTCAAGTTTCCCGGCACCGCGTGGGCGATGGGCGTCACCGTTCCGGCGACCTGCCTGACCAAGACCAATGTCGCAACCAGCTTTGACATCGCCATGGCGAACGCCAGCGGTCGCTAACGCCTAGACAACAGCACATGTCCCTCCTGTCGTTCCTGACGGTCGAGCATGTGCTGTATGTCTGTTTGGCTGGTCGCAGTGTGCAGCAAAGCGTGTGGGAGCACTTCCAGAAAAAAGTGAGCCGTCAGGTTCGACAGCTTGGAAGGCTCCCATTTGTCGTAGTCCAGTTCCCACACAATCCCGTCCGGGGTGTTGTGCCTCGTACATTGCATGGATGGCCGTCCTACATGCCGGAAACTCATGTCAGTGCTCTTCCCGTGGAAAATCTTGTCGATGAACACTGCTTGGTCCTGACTCCAGCCGGGGGTATGCACCAGTTCCCAAATAGCTCCATCCTTGTCTTTGACGAAAATGGCGTGGTTGTCGGCTGCGGGGTGAATTAGCTCCAGATGGTGGGGGTCAACCCCCATATCACGCAAGCCGCGATAGATGTTGGATTCGCAGGGCACCTTGCATGGTTGAGCAGCAGGAAACGGTGACAGCACTAACCAGAAAAGCAGCGCGTAGACACAGTGGTGGTTCATCCCCGGCCTCCTTGTGGTCGGGGATTTGCTCCCCTACTCAAGGTTCAGCTTCTCACCTTCTCATTTACCCCCGTTGAAATATGGCATTCACATGTGAAAAATTTCCCTAAAAAACTAGCCAAAACCTCGGCAGAGCAGGTATACTGTAGGTATGGCAAAGATAACGGTTCGCCCCATTGGAGTTCGGAACGCTGGAGTTGCTCACTGTGCTATCTGCGGCAGCAAGCGGTCAGCCGGTTTCGGAACTTGCATCAATCTCTGCCACTGGCTCTTGCCGGGGTGGATGGGGTGGAACGCTGTTCTCAAGGAAGTCGCTGTGAAGGACTCCCGTGCTCTCCCGCTGGCGGCGATGCACAAGTATCTGCCTCCGACCGAGGGATTCCCTCAGGGGCGCATCAAGGCTCCTTCGTTTCCCAAGCTGGTCGCCGCCGCTCGTTCACTCGGGTGGGATGGCGACACCAACGCACCTTCTCAACCTATCATGGTGGAGGAATAAATGGACGACCAACTCTACAACGCGGCGTGGGATGCAGTCGAACCCATCATGGATGAGTACCTCGCCCTCAGTGGTCGATTCCAAGTCCCTCAACCTGCTACTCAGGACGACTACAATCGAGTTCATGCTGCGTATGTTGTCCTTCGCGATGCGGCTCTTGTGCCCCTCGGCGTAACCTTTGACCAGATTTCCGAAGAGAATGAGCGTCGTCTTGACGCGAAGTACGCGGAGGCGAAGTGATTTACAGTTTCGAGTACACAGTGTGGAAGGCCGAGGCGATTCGCCGGGGCTTCTCTGTCGAGCCGGATGGCACTGGGCGAATCGTCGCTCATGTCGATGGCGATAACAAGGGTGAGTTCGGACCATACGGTGGGGCTCACGCCGGGTGGTTCTACGAATAGAGGAGATTATGCGACTGACCGAAGTGGAAATTTCCGTTATCATCACCGCCCTCCAGCAGGACATCATGTCCGACCAGAAGAAGGCGCAGGAGGTACCGGCTGTTGCAGGGTACATCGAACGCAACGTGCAGTTTCGTCAAGCCCTCATCGCTAAGCTGGCAGCGAACGTGAATCAGCCAGTCAACCCGCCAGCTATGATTCCGTTTGCTGACTGGCACAACCAGAGGGCGTAGGAGGACTGCGGAGTCATGCCTAAGACATGGGACAAGACGAAGGGAAGCAAGAGGGTGTCACGGGTGCCCAAGAAGAAGCCCTTGACTATCGCAGAGATTGATGCAAAAGTGGCGAAGCTGCAAGAGGAATGGAGTGCAGTTCTCGCCGACATCGCTCCCCTGCAAGAGAAGGCAAGCCGTCTACACAACAAGGCCGCTGCTCTCCAGAACCAGAAGGACAAGATGATTCTCGCGTCCAAGAAGCGGGTTGACTGGGCATGGCTGCTTGACGTGTATCCCGAGTCCACAGCGAAGCATGAGTTCCGGCGTGAACAGTTCCGCAAACTCGGTCTCATGGACCCATTCGGTCACTGGCGTGACACCGGGCAGACCACGGTGAAGATTGGTCTCAACAAGCACGAAAGCACGAGCGACCACTATAAGAACGCCACGCAGTTGAAGGCGGTCAAGAAGTTGTTGCCCTTCATCAAACCTGTGCAGGGTGCCAAGCGAGTTGAAATCTTCGAGCACACCCTGTCAGCCAACGGCAACTACTGGCTGGAGTTCTATGAAGACGGTCGCATTCTTCTCGCTCGTACCTACGGCCAGCCAACATCATTCAAGACTATCGAAGAAGCGTTCGAGTATGTGCGGCTGAACCTCTGGTATCAATCGAGTGACCCGGACGACAACCGCCGCAGTTTTGACGACGAGTTTGACGACGAACAGGAGTAATCATGGAACACATCGCAAGCAAAGTCCACGCTATCATCTTGGACTCACTCTACAAGCCGGAGGAAGTTCCAGACAACGTTCCTCCTTCGGACGCCGTAATCGTTGAAAGCATCCGGGGCATGATGGGGTTTCACCCCGGACGCCTCGAATCCCACCGTGCCGAAGTTGTGTCCATTCTGCGGGAGATGCCCCCTGTCTTTCACAAGGGAACCGGCGACGGATACACCTTCCTTGGACTGTGTGAAGACAAGAATGGCAACCAGTGGGGCGAACACATGAACATGGATGCCCTGTGCTCCCTCGCCATTGGTCTCAAGCTTGGCAAGTGGTGCCTCCCACGCGCAATGTGGGGAGCCCTGCCGGGGGGAATGCCCTACATCGGGTTCGATGTGACACAGGAGCCCTAATGGACGGCTGGATTAGCGTCTATGAAGAAGTACCGACTGCGGGGCAGACGGTTGAGATTCGTGCGGGTAACCAACCAGACGCTTCCAGCGGAAGGTATCAGGGCACCTGTAACGTGAAAGTTTCACCACCCCTTGGAGAAGATTGGACATTCCAAGGTCCGACCGGCGAGACACTGTACATTGTATTCTGGCGGAGGTTGCAGTGACGAAGAAAAAGAAGGGCACGTTCAGTGCGGTCTCTCAAGTCAAGAAGATGTCTCGCTTGGCTGTCGGACCTGTGCCTCCGACCAAAGTTGTCCCACACAAAGACCGGGCAGCGAAAGAAGTTGCAAAGCACCCGAAGAAAGCAATCGAGAAGGAACTTGAAGAAAATGAAACGTAAGACAGCCCCCACTCAAACACCAACCAAGACGGCTCCAAGGCCGCAAGCAACGCAACCCCGGATTCACATCGACTTGCTTCATGTCAAGCAGCAGCCTCAACATCTGCCCTGCCTGTATCAGGGCTAACGATTCGCTCTACTCACAAACATGTGACCGAAATTTGGGTCCTCTATGTTCATGCGGAACTGGCCGAGTATCGCCGGGTCGCTTCGATATAGGTGGCCCATTTTTTGTGCCTTGCGTTTGGAGAATCCAAGTCCGACCGGGCTCACCTTGTCGATTAAACTATGCACCCAAGCCGCTGTAGCCGCTTCCTTGCCATCCCTGGACTCCATGAGAGCCTTGGATGCTCTCGACATCGCCCGACGCACGTCAGGGCGATGTAGACCGAAGTGGAGAGCAACCTGTTGGAAGTTTCGAACGCGGGTGTACTCCATGATGACCTTCGAGAGTGGGGCTTTCTCCAAAGAGTTTTCCAACCCCGCTTTCTCTAGGACCTCGTGTAGCAACTCCTCGGTGGGCTCACCGCCTACCAGCATGAATGTGCCCAACGTTCGAACAGCCATTCTGATACGAAAACTGCAAACAGTCTGAGTGGATTTATGAATGATGGCGAGTGTGTTTTGTGTTTTGCTGAGGAGATAGTAGCTCAAAAGAAGTTCTTGGTCTTCTTTCTTCAAGAAGCGGAGTGTCTTCAAGAAACGGTCGAAGTTATCACTGATGAAAGAGAGAATGTCTTCCTCAGCTAAGTCGGCCTGAGTCTCAAGGCTGATGGTCGTAGCCCCTTCTAGTTGTTCATCCTCATCCAGAAGCATAGCTCGTGCCGAAGTGATGCTATCAAAGTACGGTGTGTTTTCTGACATTTCCCAGCCTTATTGACAAATTTGGATTTTGTGGTAACCTACGTATAAGGCAACGTGTGTCTCGAATTGCTTTATACTGTACCCTAATACCCAAGTTAGTCTACTTTTGGAGACAAAAAAGCGACCCCCGAGAGGGTCGCTTTTCAGTTGTACTGTACTTGAGTTACGACATCGCGATGGCGATGACAGCCCCCGAGTATTTGAGTGGGTTGGCGAAACCAGCACTGGCTCCGCTGTTCACAAGAGTGGTCTGAATGATGTAGGATGAAGACCCGCCGTAGATGCTTACGGTGTCCTGCAAAGTCGCTGTAGCCGCTGGGGAGATAGCGGAACTGTCAACCAAGAGGGCGGCTTCGAGAACGAACTTGCCATTGGCACTGGCACTGTTTATCAGTCCAGCACCGAGAGCAGCAACACTGGCGGAACCATAGTTGGAAGCAGTGACGCCGCTAGAGAGTCCTGCGACCTCAAACACCTGTGCAGCAATGCCGCCGTCAAATACAGGGCGACCGTTCTGCGGGGGCGAACCGCCCGGAGGCGAAAGGATTTCGTCAGTATAGAACGCGCCCACTGAGATGTTCTTCGTCCCAGCGACTACCGCACCGGAAGAGACGAAGACATACAGGCTGGGGAAGAACCCGGATGCGTCTGGTGACGTGATGAGAGGGCTGCTGCCCACTTCCTGCGTCTGGTTCACAATGCTACGCACCAACGTGTAGGTGTTGCCTTGGTCGTCAGTGATGGTAGGAGTGGTCGTGTTGGCATTGAGACTGCCGACATTGAAAGGATACCCAGTCTTCTGAGCCTCAACTACAACAGCGAGGCGGCTCGATGCCGTAGTGCCGGAGGGCAGGGTGACTACGAGCGGCTTGACTTGGTAGGCCACCGTGTTCTTTGCTTGTTGAACTATCGAAATTGCCATGAGAGAGGGTCTCCTCTTAGAGAATGTTTCTACCTAGTATTGCGGTAGTCGAAAAATTTCGGTATTTAATGAGTGTATGCGTGTCTCTTATAGAGGGCTCGATGTTCGTCTACTTGATTACCAATTTAACTAACGGCAAATACTATGTGGGCAAGACGAGCAGTAAGCTTGCACAAAGGTGGAGTTCCCACAAACACGCGGCTCTCAAAGACAGGGGCGTTCTCTACCAAGCAATGCGAGAGTATGGTGTCGAAAATTTCGATATTACTGTACTTTCTGAGGTCAAAGACACCATAACAATGAATCAATTGGAAGTCATTTGGATTCTTGCTCTCCGCTCTTATGACCCCGAAGTTGGCTACAACAGCAAAATGGGAGGAGGGGGTAGAAGGATAAGCAACTGGTTGGACAGCTATAGAGGGGCCTACCTGAGACAACGCAGTGAGAGAATGAAAGCAAGGTGGTCAACCCCCGATTTTAGAAAGAGGATGACTGGGAAGTATAACCCCAACTTTGGTAAGGGATTATTCGGGGCAGACAACCCAATGCACGGGAAATCTCGACCCGATTTGGCTGAGCGGAATCGGAAGCGGAGTTCTCGTGTCTAGTCTTGTCTCGTGCATTACCCCCACCTTTAATCGACGTGATTTCTGGCCTCGGTGCATTGAGTATTTTCAGCAACAGGATTACCCAAACCTTGAGTGGGTAATTGTTGATGACGGTACGGACCCCATCGAAAATTTGCTCCCTGTTGACCCTCGCATACGTTACTATCATGAACTCCCCAAACGAAACCATGGGGAGAAGATGAATCGCTGCTGTGAACTTGCAAGAGGCGAAATTGTAATAGTTTGGGATGACGATGACTGGTACGCTCCCGACCGCATCAGCCGACAGGTTGCTCCCTTCTCCGACCCGAGCGTGCTTCTGACCGGCACCAGCCGTCTCTATTACTATGTCCATGGCACTCGGAGGGCTTATCGCTACCATAACTGGACCGACTCTCCATGGCTGGCCGCGTTTGCTCTGCGTAAGTCGGTGTGGGAGAGACAGAAGTTTGAGCCGCTACCTTATGGGGCAGACACCCGCCTCATACAGAGTCTCCCACGGGAGAGGTTGAAGGATTTGAATGACCTTACTCTGATGGTAGCTACAATCCACCCTACAAATGCTGCAAGCAAAAGTCTGCCTAACATGTCCTTTATTGAAACCCCATGGGGAGAAATTGAAAAGGTTACAGGTAGAGAGATGACACCGAATGCCCTTATAGCTGTCATAAGTTGCGAGAAATACAAAAACAGGGTTGAGGCTCTCAGAGAAACATGGATTCCTATCGCTCTTGATGCAGGATTCGATGTTCAGGTATTCACCGGCCAGCGTCTTGGTGTTCCTGATGACTACGCCTCGCTTCCTCTAAAAACCAAGGCGCTTTGTCAGTGGGCTTTCAAAGAGGGGTATGAGCACCTTCTGAAAATTGATGACGACACCTGTGTGGATGTAAGCAACTTTCACATTGTAACTTCCGATTACGCTGGGATTCGTATCAAAGCCAATGACTACGGTTCTCCAGATTTGGCAAATTCATTTGACAAACCCAAAGGAACTTACCCTCATCACTATGCCAGCGGAGGAGCCTACTGGCTTTCTCGCCGCTCTATGAAACTGGTGGCCGAGGCTCCTTTTAATGGCGACTGGGCAGAGGACCGTTGGGTGGGACAAACTTTGGCTGGTGCAGGAATCGAGCTAGACATCCTGCCCGACTACGCCTTCTGGTCACCCGGCTGCAAGGCCACGGTGTGTACACAGTTCGCCACTCCTAATGCTCTGAAACGCTTCTTCCATGGTGAGGAGATTTTCCCTTCACAGCCAGACATCCCGCCTTCCACTCCTTTTTATTGGAAAAACACACTCTTAGACAAAAAGGTGAAGGCACTGTTCAAACGGTTTCGATATGTGCAAGTCACTACCCCCAAGTCAGACCACTACAAGCAGCTATGCCAGATATACCCTGACCATCTTGAAGAACTGATAGACACTCCAGAAGGCCGTCGCATCATATTCATCGTCAAGAAAGAGGAACCGCATGAGTAGAGTCGTTCAATCCCTTTGGGTGGGCACCCAACTTAGCACAATGGAACGCCTCTGCATCTCCTCATACCTTTACCATGGGTACGAGTTTCATCTTTACACCTACAACCCAGTCGCCGGGGTTCCTGATGGCACCATAATAAAGGATGCCAACGAGATTACACCCCTCATTGCAGACCAGTTTAGTTTCTTCGCACAGTTTGCAGATTGGTGGAGGTACCACCTAATCTATCTCAAAGGGGGATGGTGGGTAGACATGGACACAGTGTGTCTGCTCCCCTTCGATGACTTGGATTACGAGCATGTAGTGGAAGCCTATATCAAAGCACCAGCCGGGTCGCCAGTTTTAGCTTGGATGATTGAACAATGCAAGCTGGAAGACTGGAAGACGATGCCCTATGGAAGAATCGGTCCCGCCCTGTATTCCAAGGCACATGAGGAGTTTGACTTCCCCTATTACACTTGGCCTGATACTTTGCACTCATTTACAGATGAGAACTGGAGAGCCTACATCACAGACCCTGCACCCGAGCTACCGGCAGGAGCACACGCGGCTCATCTCTTCCATCAGATGTGGATGTTTGAAAAACAGGATGTCGATGCGGAGTACCCGTATGGCTGTCTGTACGAGCAATTCAAGCGGAAGTACCTATTGAAGCAGCCACACATTCAATAACTTGCCGTAGTCATCCACTCCGGGGAGGCATCTCGGACCTCTCTCAACAACAGATGTCAGTGGCTTGCCCAAGTTATAGGGAGGAAGTTCGAGATTGACCTTCCTCCAACCACCCCGTTCACAATCCTTATCGTTCCCCAAGACATCGAAGTATGAAGTGGCGGCAAGGTACTTCGACCCACTACGTTTGAAGTTCTCGATGGCGTCCACGCCGTCTTGAAAAGGCAGATGAACCAGACAATCGCGGCACAGGATTAAATCAGCTTTCGGTAGAACATCGCTTACGATGTTGCCGACCATGAACTTGCGTTTCTCGTTCCCATAGAGAACATGGTTGACTTCGATGATTTCTTTCCAGATGTCCACCCCAACATACGAATCCAGTTCATACTGAAGAGTCTTCATCCAATTGAAATCGCCGCATGGAGCATCAAGCAACGTGTGAACGTCAAGCGTTTTGAATAGCAAGGGCAACCCTTCGCGGATGCCTTCAGTTTCTACCAATGATGAACCTGCTCCAGATTGAGATTCCATTCACGTCTCCAAATAAAAGTGGGTGGTGACCAATCGCCGCTGAGCCACCACCCGTTCACGGGTCACGCCGTGTCGTAAACCCCACACGAGTGGGATTATTGCATGTTAGCGGCGAACTGCTTAAGTATTCAGTAGTCGTTTCTTCGCTTTCTCCTTAGCCGAACAACTGATATTGCAAAACTTCCTTTTTCGCATCACAGACAATTTGCCCCCCTCTACCATTTCAATCCTTGAACCGCAATGGAGGCAATAACTGGGGTGTGCATAGTAAGCAGCCAATGAGACCCCTCTTTTATACTCAAGCGCACGCTTCATCACCTTGGAGTGGTTACTCCTATACTCAGCCGACTGCACAACTTTGCGACGGTTTTCAACCCATTTTTTGTTGTTCTTTTGGTTGTGCTGGTAGTTACACACCTGTGAACAAAGCTTAACCCGCTTGAACTCCATCGGTTGGGAGAAAGATTTACCACATTCAGGGCAAATCTTGGTCACCCAGTGGTCAGCGTACTGAATCTTTTTGCTATCGCTAAGTTTTGAGTTACGAATCTTTATGGCATTAGCATTGTCGGGATTCAAAAACCAAGCTTTGGCTGCGGCCCCTATCTTGGCTCGATGTTCGGGTGTGAACACTCCGGTGAACCCCTCACCGCCCTTGCAGAGGTTGTAACCAATCTCGGGATTACGAGTTTGAAACGACTCAATCAGGGTTATCTCCCATGCATCCAGAGCCTCTCTGGTTTGAACGTCAGAAATAAGAGGTTCAATTGACCAATCTTTATAGTCAGGATGCTTTCTCATCGCATTGAACAAGTAAGAGGAGCCAGTCTTTTGATTCCGTGCATGATAGAATTTTTTCTGGAGGTACTGTTGCAGGTTTGCACCTTTGTGTTGTCCGATGTAAATCTTCCCAGTGATGTTGTTAGTGATAACATAGATGAACATGAAAATGGCTCCCTACAAGAGGGAGCCATAGTTGGGAAATTTCACAGGTCAGGCGGATTGTCCAAACAGGTAGGCAATGGTAAGTGCTGGGGTTGTCCCTCCCGTTTTACAAACACGGATGAAATTCCAAATAATGCCAGATGGGTTAATAATCGCCATGGCAGGAACAGCAGGAGGACCCGTAACAGCAGCAACAGCGAGAACTTGAACTTGGTTTAACCCTGTTCCGGTTCCTGCTCCTGTAACTACTGTGTAAGGGGGAAGGAGATTTCCGGTAAGATTAAACCCCGAGTTCGCCGTCCCTGATGTATTTGATACTGGGAGTGAAGGCCCGGCGGTGCTCAGCCCATAGTTTGTGAGAATGAAGGTCTGCCCAAACTGGCGGGGAGCAACAATTGCGTTGTCTTCAAGGTTCTGTAGGGTCTCTGTGCTTGTAGCCCTACTGATATATGTGTTCCAACCGATGGCGACCCCACCAGCATCCTGAGCCGGAGACTGAACCACCAAAAGATTGCCAGCCTTGACCAACAAGCTGGTCTCTGCACTAGGTATGGTCTCACCAAGACCCGCCGTAGTGTACTGGGGAGCACCACCTGATGGGTTCAAGCTGTTCGGCGTCACATACGTGTTCTTCACAAAATAGGTAGTGTCCACCGGAACACCAGAAAGATGATTATCAGAGGTCGGCGTGTACTGAGTAAGTACAGGAGCAGCCGGGGCTGAGATATTGGCACCATTAGTCAGCACGTTGGGGTCATTGGATACTTCCACCCACACATTACTGCCAGCCTCTATTCCTTTAATATGAAGAGAGAAGTTAATCCAGTTCTGGATATTTCTCCAATTCCCATTGATTGTTTGACCCGTAGTCGGAGTCGCATTATAGATTGCATTGTTTGCTGTAAGCATGTTATGCCTCCGTCCATTCTACCCAAATACTCACTGGAATAGTGCTCGTGAATAATGGGGCTGCTACTGTGCCAGAAACTGACTGAATCACTGGAAAGTTTTTAACATTGACGCCAAGGTTTCCCGAGCCATCTTGATTAACAGTCGTTTCAAAAACACCGCCCGTTTCGAGGATAATCGTACTGAGACTCATAATTACTCCTTCACATAGGGCTGTGTAGTTGAAAAATGCCTCGCCGGTGAATTCCCAACAAAAACCCCAATTTCTCGACTACCAAGTTCCTTATGCAGAGAGGTACCTAAGAAATGGGCAAACTCACAGCCAGTACATCATTCGGACTGGGTAGTTCAAAGACTACCGATACGGTCTTTCCCAAGAATCACTTCTCCTCCAAAGAGAAGCTACCACCTGAGGTCCTTCAAAAGATTGCCTCTATGAATCTCACCCGCGTTGCTGGGAATGCCTACATTTGCGAGAGCACAAAGGACTTTTGGAAGGTGCAGGGAAACAAGGTAGTCAGACTCGTAGTTGATGAAGTTGACAATGGGGAGTCCCTCGCCGCCGCTCCATCGAATAACCCAGCCAGTTTTCTGGCCGACATCTTGGGCGACTTGACGTTCTAATAGGAAGGCACCATGGCAGACAAACCGAAGTATAGCTCGATTATTGACGAATTCCTCGACTCACGTGAACCCGACTGGAAAGACCTCGGGCTTAAGGACGCCAAGAAGTCCGGTGACGAATGGCTCGACCGCACGCACGCTGAAGCGGATGAGGGATTCTTGGATGAACTCGCCGAAGGTGCCTCTAAGCACACCAACGTCCCGCCCAACAGCAAGGGTGCGACTCTCCAGAATCGTCTCATTGAAAAGGAGAACGCTGCTCCTCGTCTCGGTTCCGGTCGTGCCACGTCCACGCGCAATGCCTCCCACGCTGAAGACTACAAGAGTGCTATCGGCGACGATAACTCCCTCTTGGATGAAGTCACGGAGTCCATTGAAGCTGCGGAAAAGAGCGGTAAAGTTGAGAAAAAGAACCGCTCTGACGCCGAGATTAAGAACTACGTCAAGCAGTTGCTCAATCAAGGCGTGCCTCCAGCCCGTGTTGCTGCCCAGTTGAAGAAGCTGGCGGAGATTGAACTGTTCAATCACCAGATGGGCACTCGCTATCTTCAGGACAATGCCGGTCTTCTCGGCATGGCTTACATGGAGCCCAACACCTTCATGGACAAGAGCAACCCAAACTATGAGCGCAAGACTGCCTACAGCTTTAACTCCATTTCGGAGCAGAAGCAGTTGGAAGGCGTCGGCGGTGTTGTTAGCCAGATTCGTCCCGGCGACCGCGTGACCATTCGCACCCCCCATGGGCAGGAACTTACTGGCAAAGCGGTCATGTACAACGCCAAACAACAGTGCTGGGTTCTCAACTTGGGTGGTAAGCATGGCACACCGGGCATCGCCGATGAAGAGAACATCATCAAGGTCCGCAAGTCGCGTACTTCAAGTCGCACGGCCTCTGCCGATGAAATCACCCCAGTCATCTTCCGCAAGTGGAAGAAGAGTGAAGGTGGCGATGTATTCGCTTTGTTCCCTTACGACTTAGGCACTGACGACCCATACACATGCAGCAGCTACCAGCATATCGGTCAACACAGTGCAGCCGACCCCTATCACTGCATTCAAATGAGTGAACGGGCAACCCCTGAAGAGTATGCTCCTCTCAAGGCTGAACTTGAAAGTATTGGTTACAAGTTGAAGCCAATGAGCCGTCTTCAGTACAAGGCTCTTGAAGACCGCCGCAGCAAGCTGAAGCAGTATTTCTCGAACACAATCCCTGACCCTGCTCCTGAACCCGAAGCTGTCGCAGCCGAGGACTGGACGCGGAATTATGACGCTGACACGGAACGGGACCACGAATCCTATAAGGCGTCTAGTCAGGATTGCGTACGTCAAGCAAAGGCTTGGAAAGCCGCTGGTATCCAGCCGCGTGCCAAGTCCGTCAAGCAGATTTCTGCTTGTGCTGACTGCACATACTTCAAGAAGAACGGCAGTTCCAAGTCGTGCGGACTATACGGTCTGCCGGTTGTAGGCAACAACGTTGAACTCACCGCCGTGGTCAATCGTATGACCGCTGGGGTTCCTGCTGAATCGAAGCGTGCCGCGTTGGTGCAGATTGCCAACCGTCTCCCTGAGCAGAACATCCCCAAGGCTGCGTCAACTGAAGCCCCGTTTGTACGTCAGGCTTCATTTACCAAGGAACGTCAATATGGTTTCGTTGAAGCCGAGCACCTTAGTGGTGCAAGGATTCAGAAGCTTCATGCTGCCGGTCATAGTCTGAAGGTCATCTGTGCCGCTGCTGAAAAGAAGTTCGGTGCTCTTGAAGTCTCAAAGGCTGTCCACGAGTTTGTTGCCTCACTCCGTAAGGAGAAGGGCAAGATTATTGTGGCTGCTGCTGATGCTGAGTATCTCAAGAAGATGGGCATTCACAACGAGGCTATTGTCGGTGCTACCAAGTGTGCTTCTTGCAAGGCGCACACTGGCAAGGAACTGCATAAGGCGGCTTCGACCGAGATGGTCACTCGTGCCCCTGAGACATTCGTTCAGGCGACACCGATGCACGTCCGTTCTACGCAGAAGCAGGTTGTAGCCAACTTCGACTCTGCTGCTGTTGCCAAGTATCACACTGCCGGTCACAGCGTGGAGAAAATCTTCAAAGCCGCGTCTGCCAAGTATGGTTCAGCACAGGCCAGCAAAGCAATTCGTGACTGGGCACAAAACTTGAAGAACACCAACACCAAGATTGCACTGTCGCAAATTGACTGCACAACCTTGAAGAAGATGGGCGTCAAGCTTTCAAGCCAAAACGCCATTATCGGTGCCGAGAAGTGCGGCTCGTGTTCGTATCGCAACGGGATGCACTGCGGGTTGACAGGTGGTACACTGCTCAGCTACCCCGGCATGAACCAGACAGCCTCTAACAAGAAGGTTGCCGCTGGAGCCCCGAAAGACGGTCGCTCAATGCTGAAAGAATTCGACCTGATGGACAAAGCCACTCAAGCCGACATTGATATGACCACCGACAGGGACTACGACGTTAAGTAAAGGGTGATTGAATGAGTAACAAAAATACCAGTGGTATGGAAATAGATGACGACGGCAACGTAATCGTCTATGAATCCGAGCGAGACAAGGAACGCAAGTTTCGTAAGGAACGGTTGGAGAACATCAGAGAGCGTATCACCGATACGAATTACGACCCTGCTGAAGCCAGCCGTTTGATTGCAATTGAGATTGCCAGAGTTGCCGAAGACTTGAGTGATTGTTGGGGAGACGGTCCCGTAGACAGCATCCGTCTCAAAGTCTACGAGCAACAGCTTAGGTCTCTGCGTGAACTTGGCAAGCAACTGACTGATGCCGACTTGCTCAGCAAGAAGGACGTACTGAACTTCGACGGACCGAAATTCCAATTTGTACTGGGGGTCATCGTTGACAGTTTCGTTCAGGCTATGAAAGAAGCTGGTGTACCAGAAGACATGCGAACCAGCATCATGAAGCACTACCGTGACCGTATGCAAACGAATGAGAACACCATTCGCAAGGAAACGGCACGAATCGACTCTAACAAGGGGAAATGATATGCGTACTGTGGATACGTACAGAACATATCGAGATAAGCGTAAAGTATTGGGGTTGTGTTTAAGCTGCTCAGAGCCCAGTATGGCTGGAACTTCTTTATGTGTTAAGCATCGAGAAGCCGCTAAGAAGAGGACTAAGAAAAACCAGTTGTTACACCGGGAACGGGGCATGTGTAAGTCTTGCTCCAGCCCGAGGGTACCCGGAAAATGGCTTTGTAAGGTTCATTTTGAAATGCAACAGAATTCCAATCGAACTTGGCTTAGGGGATTAAAAGAGCAAGTGGTAAAAGGATACGGTGGTAAATGCCAATGCCCCGGCTGCAATGAATGGCGATTTGAATTCTTAACTGTAGACCACCCGGACGATAATGGGGCGGAACAACGTCGTAAGTTAGGTAGTAAGGAAATTGGTGCCTCTTTGTATCAGAGGCTAATTCGTGAACAATACCCTTCTGAGTATCAGTTGCTGTGCTTCAACTGTAATTGCGCTAAAGGGTTCTATGGTCAGTGTCCCCACGTAAAAGAAGAGGTAGAAAATGGCAAATAAGTCGGCTGGTGCAAGTGGGAACTCGG